CGTCTGCATCCATGTCCATTTCTGGCTCTTCTGCACCGTCGTCGTCGCCGCCGTCACCCATCATTGCTGCAAACTCATCTTTTAATGCGTCTAATGCTGCTTCTAGGTCGTCAAGTGCAGCCTCTGCTCCACCTTCTGAGTCACCTTCTTCGTCGCCTGGCTCGTCATCGCCCATAGCTGCTAGATCACCCATCATATCGTCTGTTGGATCTGCTTCTAGTGCTGGCTCCATAAATTCGTCTAGATCTTCGTCTGACTCATCGACTTCTTCATCTGTTGCTTCGTCTAGGTCTTCGTCTGACTCATCGACTTCTTCATCTGTTGCTTCGTCTAGATCTTCGTCTGACTCATCAACTTCTTCATCTGTAGCTTCATCTACTTCTTCATCTGTAGTTTCATCTACTTCTTCGTCAGCTTCCTCTGAAAGTAGCTGCTCGTAAATATCTCTTGATTTTTCTACCACAATCTCGTGGAATAACTCTTCAGCACCTGCACGATCTTCGTTTACAAGGCGCTCGAGCATTTCTTCGAACTTATTTGTATCTGACATTATAATCTCCTATAAATGTATGTACCTATGGCTAGGCTGTCAATGTATTTACTATTTATAAGAAAACATGCGCGAAAATAGGCTCAAAACGAGCCGTTTTGCAAATTTTGAAGGAAAATGTGAATTTCTTCTGTTTTGTAGTTGCAATTATTTAGTTGTGGAGGCTCTAAATTATCTGGTGCTATAACTCTAATATAGGAAATTTTTTCATTATTTGTTATTACACTTCTAGTTTGTCTTACCCAATTTCCGTAGTAAGTTGCTTTTCCGTCTGTAGGTTTATAGTTTTTTGTACCTGAAAAAATGTTATTTACAATTGTATTATTCTCTAATCCCGAATAATCAAATCCTAATATGTATATCTTTTCATACCCATGTTCGCTTGCTAAATGTAAAGCTGTTGGACCACTACTCCAACCTTTGCTAGGATTAAAATAATTTAAACGCTTGAATTCGCTATAACGTTTATTTGGATTTGTCCAAACTTTATTATATACATGATAATTAGAATGGCATATTTCTATAACCATTTTTGGATCTACTGCAATTAAATAATCAGGTTTAAAATCTCTATAAACTGCATTGCAAGCATATACAGGTCCGTGTTTTTGTAATTCTGTAAGATCAATAGGAGATCGGCTAACACCGTTACCTACAACAAATGCAATAGTCATATAATATATATTTTAAAAATTATATAGCTGCTTCAGCATTGGCAGCAACGCCATACATTTGACGAATAAAATCTAATTCTTTTACTTTCTCGTCGTTATGATATTCACTTGCTTTACGCATTTTATTAATTTGACGTAATGTCAAACGTGTTTTACGTGTATCATCTTTTTCTAATTGGCTTTCGTCGGCAGCTAGGTCAAGATGCTTTTCATCATTTGTCTCAAGTGTGTCTTTGTCAAAGTAATATAGTTCACGTAGTATCATAATGTATTTATACCGTTTGGTCCGTTGTTGGTGGTGCTGATGTAGCATCATCACCTGTTACTGTTGAAGGTCCTTCTCCTGCACCTCCATCTATAGCACCGTCTGCATCTGGAATTTCTTCTTCTCCACTACCTAAGTCATCGTCAATGCCTGCACTACTAATGCCTGCGCCGCGCATTTCGCCACTTGCATCTGTTTCTGGCATTTCAAGGTTCTCTTCATTTTCTTCGCGCCATAGACGTTCGTTTTCTGCAATCTCTTGATCAGTCATTCCTAAGAAACGCTTCATTGCAAATCGATTTGAAACAAATGGTATAGCACTCATTGTTTGGAAAGTAGGAATACGAGCATTATCCACTTCACTTTGTCTGTATGCTGCAAAGTTTTGCGGAGGTTGGAATTCTAAATCAAACATTCCAACGTCGACATTTACGCCTTTTTCTAAAAGGTAGCGTTTAAATTCTTGGTTAAAATCTTCACCAACTAAACCTTGCAGACGTTTACAGTATTCATTAAACCGTAATTCTTGTATATAAGCTGTTCCGACACGGCCATCATTGTATTGTGAAGCTGAATCATCTGCTCCAGTTGGTAAGTACGAACTTGGGATACGTAAGCCGCGTACCAACTTATTAGTAAAGTATCTAAGGTCATCAATTTCTCCTAGGTTAGTGCCACCTGGAAGTGTTTCAACTTTTGAGCCTCTGCCTTCAGCAGTTTGTGGAAAGAAGTAGTCTTCGTTAATTGACAGCGGATTATATGAACTGTCTATGACCGATGTGCCTCCGCCTGTCTTCGATGGGATACGTCTTTGATGTATTTCCGTTTTTACACGCTCCACAAACTGCATAGCAAGGTGTGAAGGCATGTTGCCCACATCAACGTAGAATACTCTGCGCTCTGGCGCACGTTGTACTCGATAGATAATAATTGCATCTTCGAGTAATTCTTTTTGTTTGTATACTTTGAAAATAGTTTCTAATAATGAATTACCAAAAGGATAGTTTTGATCTAATCCTTCCGACAATGAAAGATGTATAACATTTTCCGCATCAACAGAAACTTCGCCTTCGCCTTCTTGAAATCTACTTCCACTTGATCTACTAACAGTTCCTGTCATTCCTCTAGAACCGCCGGTTATATAATTTCCTTGTGGACCTGTACTGTTACCTGCTACTTGAAAAGGTGTAGTTGCAACCATGTCTCTAAAGTTTAAATTAAAATCTTTAATAACATATTGCTCAGGTGTTTTGCCTTCTGATTCGTTAACAATAATTCTTACAACATTAGCAGGATCAACATGAAACCATTTTTTAGTTTCTGGATCTCTTACAAAAAACGCATCTCCGTATTTGAATAAGTTACGCATGATACGAAATAGTCTTGTTTCAAATCTTTGTAGTTTTGTCCACTGTTTTAGATATTGTTCTAGAATTGTAATTTCTGAGTTTGTTGCTTTTGTATTAAAATTCATTTTGAAACTTAAATGCGTTTCGTCGTGTTTTTGTGTACAAAATTCTGCTAAAATATCTAATGCTGCATTTACTTCTGAATCTAAATCCATTGTATTGTATTGACCGTATCGTTCTACACGATTCGGTGTACCAACATAAACATCTGGTAGATAAGACGAATAATTAGAACGAGCTGGTCCCGGTTCACTACCATTACGTGGACCGCCTAACGGACCGTATCCACCTCCGTTAATATGTCCTGATGTAACAGGTGTAAAATGTTTTTTCCAACTCATCTTATAATCCTAATTGTAGATCACCATTCTTGACTGCCTTAGCAGTAGCTTGATTGTAATCTCTGTTTTCTTCTAATATTATCTTAACAGCATCAAGCGTAGTATTTAACCTATTAAGCTGCTGATCGCTCATTTGTGACCCACCGCCACCGCCGCCAATTGTATCCATTTTACTTACAACGTCACCTGCATTAGTGCCTGAGCCAAACCCAACTTTATTATCTTTAGATAATTCATCATTAAGTTCTTTTAGGACGTCAACCAAGTTCTCTATAGCTGTAGTATACGACAAAACGCCCGCTGTGTCAAGTGTATTCAGCGCATTTACACCTGTAGCAATATTTACATTACTTAATGCATTTATTGATGCTGCAAATGTAGTTAAATCAGGTACTTCTGCTAGAGCTGTAAGTCTTTGTGCCAAGTATGCATCTATTGTTACACCTTCTATATCTGTAAAAGTACTTAATGCAGTACTCATCGACGACATAGCTTCTGCATTTGTCTTAACATTTTTTGCATTTAGATCTAAAGCACCAAATGCCTTTAATTGATCAAATGGTGTATCTGCTCCAAACAGTCCACTTATTGCACTTGAGAAACTTGCAAAAATTCCTTTTTCAGGCATCATTACAACACCACTCATTGCTGCGCTAAATGACGCCATTGCTTCTGCATTAGTTTTAACACCTGCTGTATTGACTGCAAGATTTCCAAAGCTCACTAATTGTTCAAATGGTGTTTCTGCTCCAAATAGTCCAGATATTGCAGTACTAATGC